AACTGAAGCTCCTCTTCATTCAGGTCTTCGGGTAGGGGTTTGCCCAGCACTAGGGCCTCGAGTGCATCGTGGACCGCCGTACCCCTGACCCCCGCCTTTTCCTTCTGGGATTCAGGCGAGCCTTTAAGGAGCTTGATCGCATCCTCTTTGGTGAGCTTGGTCCACATCTCCTGATGCTCCCAGGCAAACTCGGCGACTACCTTCTTACCCCAAGGGTACAACGCGTCTTTTGGGATACCATTGAGCAGTGTCGTAACCCGCCGAAACTTCTCGCCGTCTACCTGATATCCAAATCGATTGCGAGTCACCTGTACGGCAGGGGCATCAGCCACTAGCTCTCCTAGCTTCGATATGAAGTCACTCTGTGTCGGTGTCATTGTTATTCTCCTTTGTTAGGGCTTCCCCGTGTGGCTTGTAAACAAAAATGATAGGCGTAAAAATTTCTACCATATCGTCAAACAATGCTGGGTTGTGTTCTCTGTTACAGAACACTCTCAGGCCATCGCCGATATCGACGATAAGCATCTCGCCGTTAAGGGTGGCCTTAAGGTGATCGCCCGACTGGATGTGGGCGGTAGTTCTAATGATGGCCATGAGGGCCCCCCTTTAGGTGCCTTAGCGAAGGAGCTTCGCGTTCAACTGTTTCCTGTGTTGAACCACCTTGGGGGGGCGTAACTCTTGGATCTAGCACATCGGCTATCGCTTCAAAACTCAACCATAAAACCATTGAGAGAAGCCATAACACTATAATCGTGAGTATCGGGCCGAAGATCACCAAAGTCAACGCCATATTCACAACAAGCAAATAAACCAGGTGAAAGGCAAAGGCTCCGACAAAGAGGGCTAGAGCTATCTCTCCCCACTGCTTGCCTGTAATGCTTTTAAGGAAATGTACAATTCTCATATCTCAGTCTCCTTTTGAGGAATAAAAGTGGCGAACCTGCTCTTTTAAGGTGTGCCTAGCCCGACTCGCCAAAAACTAGGGGCCACCTACTCCATGAATCGTCCTGCAAGCTAGCGGGCATTTGTCTAGAGGTCAAGGCCCTGACCTCAGGTGCTTTTGATGTCTCAGATTTTATTAGCATACTGGGACCGAAGTCCCAGTTTCACGATTACTCGATCTTCAGTGCTAAGGAAGTTTAGACACGTCCCGCTCAATAATGGTGTCTAGCTCACCGCCTGGGTTAAAGATTATGCACTGCCCATACCTGCGGGCATCGTTTACCCCCATCACAAAGGCATCCTTCTCCGCCTCTGTATCGAAGAAGTATGTATGCACATAGTGCATCTTTGTCTCGTCCCTGGTGGTAAGGAAGACTTCCTCTTGGGTAGCTAGGTCCTCTCCATAGGGGGCGTCACTTGCATTTTCCCAGTAGAGCTTCACTACCCATTTCTTACTTACTTCTGGGATAGCATAATGTTCTGCTTCCATGAATGTTAACCAGGCTTCCTGCCAGTTAGACTCATCGTAAGTGAGGGAGCTACCTGCTTCACTCCTGTCACGATTGATCTCTGCTATGATTTTTGCGACAGTCCACTGTGCCTCACTTTTTACTAGTCCACTGTCATAGTCCAAAGTGTAAACCAAATAGGTTCGCTCATCTTCGTCGGCTTCGGCGTAATAGAAGGCAACCCGCTGGCCTTCTATCGTGACGATGTCAGCCACCTGATCCAAGCCCACTTTTTCAAAGTCGCTCAGGGTGTCTACACAGGCCCAGTTAGTGTGGCCATGTATCTCCTGGCACATATCGTCAATTCTTTCGGTGATGTCTTTCATTTTTTTCTCCTTCTTAAGTGATTAAATTTTATAAGCTGACCAGGACCGAAGTCCTGGTTTCGGGGTTACCCCCTCGTCAGAGCTTAGGTTATCCCTTGTGGTCTTCCCCCTCGCTCATGGCCAACGCGTAGTCCTCTCTGGATAGGAGCATGGCTTCTGCTGGGTGGTCGGCCATAAGGTTCTCAGGCCAACGCTTTAGTACTTTTTGGTAGAAGTGCGTTGTCTTCGTCTTGAGTGCTTCTTCAGCAGACAGGCCTGTTATAAACTCAAACACGTCGTGGCTAGCCTGTCTCAGAAAACCTATTTCGCCGACACCCCAAGTACTCCTTCTGGCAATGTCCCTCAGCGATTGAATTAGGTCCCCAGACAAAATCCCATAGCCCAAGGAGTGCCACAAAATTTCCCGCATCTTCTGACGACTCTCTAAGTCCATGTACTCAAACTGTTGCTTTTGGATGCGGTCATGCCACTCGCTTAGGTAGTAGTCGGCCCTATGGTTCTCACCGAAAACCCCGACAAACCAGACGTCGGTCAGGAACCCCAAGTAGCTCTTTGCAGACGGCGTTAAATCTTCGTAAGTCTTTGACATTTTTTTTCTCCTTCTAAGATGATTAAAAATTTTACTTGCTAACCGACTGGGGGTTGCCCCCCAGTTTCGGCTCCTTCAGAGCCATCGTCAGGGTTAGTTAAAAGTGGCACGCCACTCTTCGATCTCCGCCTCGAGTTCGTCGATCTGCTCAGAGATAGAGTCCTGGTCCCAAGTCTGTTGCTCGACGAACCAGTTATCTTCAAATTGACTGCTGTTTCTTGCGATAGCATTGATGATGCCACCTCTCTCCTCAAACAACTCCTCAAACTGCTCAGTCGCGTCCTCTTCGGACGTGGCCTGGTACTCCACCTCACCTTTCCACTTGTAGTAGACCCTGTAGGTCTCGAGGCCTTCCTTTTCCTGCTCCCGCAACTCGTCGATTTTAATCTGGAGTGGCAGGATGATTTCGTTGAGGTCTCTCGTTTCTGTAGCGGTCATAATTTTCTCCTTCGCTTTTAAGTGATTTAAATTTTACTAGCTGACGCCCTTGCGGGCGTTTCGGCCTGACGGCCTCTTCAGAGCTAGGCTACTTTTTTCTGGGACTCCTTTGCTGAAGGTTTAAGGATTAGATCGCAGGCCTTCTGGGCCTTCGTAGAGGCGTCGAAGATGAACCGCTCATCGCTCTCGAGAGCTTTGATCCAAGAGCCGATGTAGGACTCATGCTGAAGCTCCCCATCGATCCTCGCCTCAGCACAGAGGAAGGCTGATCCCATTTCCGCCACTAGCTCCTCTTTGGCGTAGAGCTTATCGCCGAAGACCTCGCCCTTCACGCGGTCCAGGCGTTTGTGACTGCCAGTCCAATGCACAAGCTCGTGGAAGGCTGTGGCGTAGAATCCAGCAGGGGTTGCGAAGCTCTCGCGGACTGGGATTGAGATCCTGTCTAGATCCCTGTGGTAGCAGGCCCGATCACCGCCGTAGCGGATCTCTGCTCCAGTGCTTTCCACGATCTCTTCGGCCCTGGCGTGTCTCTCAAATTCTGGGGCCTCTTCAACTTCGACTTCTGGCAGGCCTTCGCACTGGTCTACGTTGAAGACTGAGTAGAACCTCATCAGCATGAAGGTGTCATCGGTCTCTTTGCCGTTAGCATCCTTCTTGGGAATGACGTTGTAGAAAATTATTTTGGTGGACTTTTCGCCCTCGCGGACAGACCCGCCAAGAGCCTTGGCCTGCTTGAATGTCAGCCACTCATTGCTCCAGCCCTGCTCCATGCTGGCAAGGTTCAAGATCCAGATGTTGATGCCCCTGTAGCTCTTGCCAGTCTTGCGGTTGGCTGGAGAGCCTGTAGCAGTCCAAGGCCTGACCCAAGGTGCGACGCCAGCCTTGAGGGCCTTGAGAATCCTGTCGGTGACCTGCTTGCGAATCTTTGCTTGCATTTTTAACTCCTGTTTCAGATAAGGATTTAACTAATTACTCTGACTAAGGTAGGGCCACCGCCCTCTCTTGTCAAGTTTCGCTAATCGACTAGGAGTCTGCCTGCCCCCTAGTTTCGGCCTCTTCAAGGCCATCATCAGGATTAGTTAGTAACGTCGAAATACTCCAGGGCGTTTCTGCCCACTTTGCGGTCGAAAGTCCCCTGTATGCCAGCGGTCAAACAATCATACATGACCTGGGCGTCCTCGCGGTCTAGCACCAGGCAATCGCCGAAGGTGTCCGCGAGCCTATCCCTATCCCCTTCGCAGTCCGCGTACTCTTCGCTGTTCATCTCTCTCTGTGCCACCAGGCCAGCACTGGTGCAATTTTCATTGTACACCAGCACGAGATTGGGCGGGGTCTCAGCTACCCCTGCCAGCTTCGCCTTTGTCGCTCTGTCTGCATCTCGCCAGATCAGGAATAAAGTGTCGTCCTCTAGCCAGACTTTTTTGATAAAGATTTCAGTCTGATCTTCATCTTTCCACAAATGCACATCTATGGAAATAGTCAGGTCACCCATGTCCGCTTTTTCTAGCAGGGCATTCAATGTCGCTCTCTCTAAATCTTGCATTTTTTACTCCTTCGCTAAAGTTTGTTTGGCTTGCCATCATCAGTGAGTCGGGAGCCACCCGAAACAGACGCCCCGCAGGGCGTTTCGGCAGTTACCCCGAGACCTTAAGTGGATACAAATCGTTCACACTCAGCAGGCCTCTATTGATCTCCTCTAAATGTTCCCCTACTGAGTCATAGGTATGAATCGTGCCACAAGGGAAGAAATCCCAAAAATGCCCCATGTCAGTCCAGCCCCAGATATCACAGAAGTGCAGGTGGCCAGTGTCATTATCAATCGCTAAATCGCCTACCGACAAAGAGGTGTGCCACAGGCCCAATTCTTTGATGAAAGGCTGGACTGTTAATTCCCTGCCACCACTGCTCCAGTTTTCGCCTTGCATAATCATGTAAATATCGTCGATGCTATCGACGCGAATCGTGGCCAGAGCAACGTGAGTCAATAGGCCTGTCCGCAGTTTTTCATATAACTCTTCGCTGTGTTCCCTAAAGAACTCCAAACCCACGCCAAGGTATCTGCTGGACTCTGAGTTCGCGTAAAGGATTGTGAAGTCTTTCATTTGAATCTCCTTTCTAAGTGATTAAAAATTTTACTAGTTGACTGGACCCGAAGGTCCAGTTTCGGGGTGACCCCCTCTTCAGAACTAGAGTGCTAGTCTCTCTCCTTTGGGCATCGGGCATCTAATTTTTCAGCTATGTGCAAAATGTTATCAACGAGATCCCCTAGTGTTGTCATTGCATCCAGGTCTTCCTGACATTTGGGTATGTCACGTAGCCTCATGTCATCGGGGTAGTTGTCGGCATCGTAGCCGTCAATCGTTTGCTTTAAGTCAACCGCATCAAAGTACAACTCTGCAATTTCTTCGTCTGGCTTCACCTCGATTAGGATCTTGTCTAGAGCCTCCTGGTTTGCTACAGCGAGGTCCAGCCTGAGTGTGGCCACCTCACGGGCTGAATAGGTGAGTGCTTTGTCCCGCTTCTTGAGTTCAGCTATTAGCTCGTCCTCGCGGTTGCCCTGCTTCACGCCATCCCTGTAAGCGGTGGCGGAAAGGGTGCAGAGGTAGAGCGGAATCGTGACTGCGAAGAACACTGCTGTGAGAATGATTGCTGATTCCATTTTTAAATCTCCTTTTAAGTTTTGGCTTGTCTCTTCAGCAGGGCTGGAGCCACCAGCACCTGGACGCCCTTTCGGGCGTTTCGACAATTAGTCCTTCGGGAGCCTCTCAGGGCCATCAGGGCAGACACACCAGTCGAAGTCAGCATCAGCATTCAGCATTGCTTCACGAATGCAGAGCCTGGTGTGAACCCCTCTGAGTCCGCCGATTCTCCATTGTTCCTGCCACTCGATAGGGCGGTGGCGGTCTTGGCGTAGGGCGTCTTTAAGAGTGGTGCTAAAGGGGGTTGGCACTGGTCTCCCGTCTCTCACATACTTGCTCCAAAATTTGTCAGCACTCAGGCGTTCCGCTTCGGCTACCAGAAAATCCACATTGCGACTCGTGAACCAGAGGTCAGCATTGCTTCGGAGTTGGTAGCTTCCCTTGCCATCGGAAGCCAAGTCAAATCCCAACGCCCTAACCTTGCGTCCAGCGAAGTAGTCGTGGGTGAGGTCCGAAAAGAGAAGGTAGGAAGGGAAGAGGATTAGGGTTCCCAAGTAGATGATGTCGAGGGCGAAATTTTCCATTTTTAAATCTCCTGCTAAGGCGTTAATTAATTACTATCGCTGAGACAGTATCGGGCATATGCCCTGAGATGTCAAGGGCATCTGTGAAATTGGTTTCTCGCGTGGTATGTTTTTATCGTGGCCCAGGTGGCCAGATTTGACTAGAGAATCTGGTGCGTATGACCGCCGAAGGTGCCTAGAACACTGAAGCACCGAAGCCACTCTTACAATCTTTCTAGGAGATTAAATGAAAATCAGCATCAAAAATTGGAGCAAGTTTCAACACTACCAGAACCGCCGTCCGCCCTGGATCAAACTCCACCGCGAGTTGCTTGAAAACCGACAGTGGTTTTTATGCTCGCAAGGTGCTAGCAAGTTGCTAGTGGAGTTATGGCTGGTTGCTAGCGACAATGAGGACGGCACGATTGATCAAGAGCTTGGAGATTTAGCCTTCCGACTACGGCGGGAAAACTCCACCATGCAGTCACTGCTCCAAGAGCTTGCAGGTCAAGGGTTTATAGAGATAGACGAAGAGGGTGCTAGCGAGGTGCTAGCAGATAGCTTGCAGGATGCTATACCAGAGACAGAGAGAGAGACAGAGAAAGAGGCAAAGACAAAGAAGAGAAAAGTGCCTGCTTACACCAAGGAATTTGAAGAGGTGTGGAGTCTCCATAGAAGGGGACCAAAGGCTAAGGCCTTCGCAGAATATAAGAAGGCAATCTCTGGAGATGTCAGCCACCAGGAAATCGTCGAAGGTATCATAGCATACGTCGCGAGCTTAGATGAGAACTTCAAAGGGTCCCACCTATTCCGCTGGATAGCTGATGCGAGATGGGAAGAGGATACAGGCGTCAAGACAGTGAAACGAAATCCAGTCTTGACTAATTGGTCACCACCAGCACTAGGAGACGTGCAATGAGAATCGAGATCAAAATTACAGGTAATGGGCTAGGACCAGTCGAGGACATGGTTTCCAGAATTTTGGAGTGTGCCAACAGTGCTGGGCTAAGGGATGCTCGTGCAGACTATTCCTACGGCAGAGTTGAGTCCTGCCCGCCGATGTTTTACACAGGGGATTCAGAGGAGAATTTAGTGAGTGATAATGATGCTGTTGAGATGTCTGTAAACTTCGCGAGTATCGTGTCTGCTAGACTGGCTGATGATCATAATCTAGACGTCTCAGATTTTGAGGATGTCGAGCCTAGCGGGAAACGTGGATTTACAGTCGATGACGTGCTGAGTTTGATTAGAAATACTGGTGCAGTCTAAGAGCTATTTTTAAAAGAGTGAGAGTGGAAACTTCGGTGCCTTCGGCAACTTCCGATAATGTATATTATACAAACCACGATTTGGCTTACCTACGCCATTCTACGAGCAACAGAGGTGATAATGAGTCCAAGAGCTAAAAAGAAGGGCGTGATCCAGCAGGAAGTCGAGCTTATACGCCAGCCACACGGCGGGGCGTTACAACGCGGAAATCCAGGCAATTCTGGGGGTGGCACTCTAACCAAGAATATCCGCGAAGCCTTCAGGTTAGATCTCGAGACAGCAAGGGTGCGACTGCTCGAGATCATGGCAGACCCAGAGGCCGACACTAGAGACCTAATTTCGATCTTCGATAAGCTTGCCAAATACAGTGTCGGGGAGAAGCGAGATGGGGTGATTGTGGACTCCGAATTGTTGAACGATTTCTTCGCCGTTATAGAACGCTATATCATCGACGAGTCCCAGCTAAAAGTGATACGCGATGAGTGGCTCAGTCTTCTCGCCAGAAAGCTTAAATCCTGACCGCCTAAGGACCCACGCCGTCCTAGATGAGTACAGGTCTTTTGGTCACACTGAAGAGGTCATAGCTCACGTCGAATATCAGCACGATCCAATCGGCTGGATGAGGGACAAACTTGGGGTCCCAGAGCATACCCTGACCTGGTCCCTCAATGATGGCTATGAAGACCATAAGTGGGATGGTGATATCAATCCGCTAGCACTTGTTTGCAGGGAGCTAGCAGACTGGAAGGACGTTGGAGTTGAGTCGGGAACAGGTACGGGGAAGACCTTCTTGGGAGCCTGTATCGTGCTGTGGTTTCTGGCGGTCTATGAGGACTCCATAGTCGTCACTGTAGCCCCGAAGCTCAACCAGCTAACCAAGCACCTCTGGAAGGAGATTGGAAGCCTCTGGCCACAGTTCCAAAGAAGCTTCCCACAGGCAGAGCTTCTAGCCTCTGGAGTGATCCGAATGAAGCCCGCCGTAGAGGACCGCGAGATATGGGGAGCGACAGCCTTCGGGACAGGCGTTGGAGCAGAGGAGCAGAGTGCAACGAAGGCCCAAGGATGGCACGCCGAACATATGCTCATATTGACCGAAGAAACCCCAGGGGTCCACCCCGCTATCATGGTAGCTTTTGAGAACACTTGTAGCAGTCCCCACAACCTCAGATTAGCCTTCGGAAACCCCGACTACGAAGAGGACGAACTACACCAGTTTTGCCTATCTCCAAACGTGACCCATGTGAGGGTCTCAGCACTGGATCATCCCAACGTGGTAGCCGATGATTCGTCGGTAGTCCCAGGTGCCGTGAGTGTCTCTGCTATCGAGAGGCGGAAAGAGCTTTATGCCCACATCCCTTCAATGTATGAAAGTCGGGTCAGGGGCATCAGTCCCAAGCAGGCTACTGGAGTCACATTGGCCTTCGTCGATAGTGACCATATGGAGACCTTCGATGTGACCACGATGCAGGACCAGAACTGGCCTATGTTCGGAGGCATCGACTTCGGTGCTTGGAGGTTCTCCTTCATACTGGCAACAGCAGATAGGGCCAAGAGGCTCCACGTCATAGACGAGCTATTCAGTCAGCAAGAAACCCTGACCGCTAGGGCCAAGTCCATAGACGCCCTACTGACCAAGTACGATGCTCCAAGTACAACCCCGATATGGGGTGACTCCGCTAACCCTCAAGACATCCTAGAGATCAACCAGGCGTTCCGAAATCTCAAGTCCAGGTACAGGGTCAGGGCCGTGTCCAAGACCTCTGGAGAGAGCAAGCCATACAGACGTGCTTGTGTCGAGAGGTTGCAGGACCTGTTGGGCAGAAGGGCGTTGCTGTTCAATCGAGGAATGGGCAGAGGAATGACGTGGTACAAAGGTGCCTCAGTAGCGAGTCAAGGAAAGCAGATGACAGGCTCCAGGCTAATGTGGGAAATCCGCCAATGGAGATACCCAGAAAAGCGAGATGGCAAGGCCCAGGTCCAAGACCCCGATGACGATACGGCAGATGGAGCAGATGCCATAGCGGGACTTAGGTACTTAGTCATGTCGTGGTGGAAAGGTGCTAGATACGAAGCCCCAGAGGACCAGCCTACAAGAAACCGCGATACAGGACTCGAGGAAGCACTCGAGCGTATCGCCGAACAACAACAAAAAATTCATAGGTACCCATTTTGAACAAATCAGAAAAGCAAAGCCGAGGCACGAAACGTAGGTTAGCTAGGGAAGTAGCTTACGAAAAAAAATTGACCACTATAAATGACGTAAAAGTCGTCTTGGACAGATACCACACGTTGATGGTAGACCCACGCATCCAGTTCCTAGAGGAGTATGTGTTCTATAAAAAAATGAAGCCCTGGGAAAAAATTTACTACCACTGGCTGAACCTCAAAGGCTGGTGCAAGGCACGCTACAGGGCTGTTGAGCGTGTTGTGTACTCCCGCAGGTGGGACAAAGAGAACAAAGATGTACTGGACCGTATGTCCAAAGGAGAGACTATTGAAAATGACTGAAGGCATCAGCAAGAATAGCAACCTGCCCACCATCACCATAGGCTTTGCCCTAGCTGTGTTGACAGCTACATGGGTTACATCGGCAAAATTCTCCGATATACAGGACAGCATCGGGGCGAATCAGGTGGAATTGCAGGACCTGGGCGACAGAAGCTCCAAGTACATCGGGGTGTCAGGCCTGCTCACCAGGCGTTTGGACGAGTTGGAGGCAAGGGTCACCAAGCTAGAGCTTGATATGGCTGTATTGCAGTCCCAACTCGATGCGGTGTTATCCAGATGAAGGCAAAAATACACGTTAATCAGCACAAGATCAGGAGAAATGCTAAAACGGGAGAACGAGAGCCTGTTATTACGGTTAAAACGTACAAGAGCAATGAGTACGCAACGTACTTGACGATTGACGGCCCATCAAAAGTCGTGTATTCGCCAGACAAGCCACTGTCATGCGGTGCCAAGGTGTGGATAGAGGCCGAGTACGAAGACGTGGAGATGGAACCATGATGTGGCCGTGGGTGAGTAGGTTGGCTTATAACCTCCTAGTCGAGGAACGCGACCGACTGCGGGCAAAGAACGACAGTTGGGAGGATCATGTACGGAGAATAGACCGCAAGGAGAAGGGTATGACAGAATTGCCAGCACAAAAGAAGGATAAGCCAGAGCCGATACCGCCTGACCTGGCATATGTCATCGACAAATTTTCAAGCGAAACAACTAGACAGTTGTTACGCAACCAAGCGAGGATCGCCCATCAACGTGAGAACAAAAAATGGAGCGAGATACAAGCAGAATTGGAGGCTAGCCTTGGCTAAAATTCATCTATCTCCGAGAGAGTGGCAGGTGGTGGTATTGATAGGTGAAGATGGCATGACATATGCCGAGGCAGGGAGCCATGTTGATATCTCAGAGCGAACCGTAGAAAGCTATGTCAACCGCATTCTCCAGCGATACCCGTCTAGCAAGAGACCTAGAGACGCAATTACCGAGATGTACTACGAGGTTGTAAGGGATTTCCCCAGCAGGGATAACACTGACTAACGGAAATATACATGAATAACGTATCTTAATAACTATGGAATCCATAATAAATACCACAATTACGTCCAGCGGGCATCACGGTGGCGAAGGTGTTCCTAGTCAGCAGGACAATCATGCTGACATGGGAGCTATCAATCCACAGAAACTCGCACAGGAGATCGCTGATTTCCATAAAAACGGACTAGAGCGGAAACGGTTTCACGACCTAACCGCCGAAAAGTATCTAATACATATCGACGGTGAGGGCGATAATCAATGGGCCGACATCTATAACGGTGAACGCATCCAGATCCCTCACAACCTAAGTGGTATTCCAAGGGCACAAAACAATCTACTAAGGCCCATTGTAGATAACATGGTAGCGTATCACAGTACACTGCCGTTTAGGTTCGTGGTGGACGCTAGGCCCGACAGGGAGGCACGAGAGTCAGCAGCGATTGACCAGGCGTTTGCGAACTACATGGCGTCGCTGACCAACCTAAATAGCCTGTTTTCTGAAGCCTTGTATATGGCAGCAGCTTATGGGCATTGCCCAGTACACGCACTCTGGAGAGATGACCCGCGATTCGATGCATACCAGCCCGTACACGCATTAGGTATGCAGGGGCCACAAAGAGGTACGATTGACTGCTTTGTGGGAGACCCATTCGATACAGTGTACGCAACTGGAAGTAAGCGGGGTCAAGTAGAACGATTGTCGTATGGAAGAGTTGTAGGTGCTCACGGAGTCAGACAAGCCTTCCCACACATACCTAATTTAGAAGGTTCAACGAAGCTGAACTCCGCCAGCCGCTTCCAACGCACGGTACGCAAATGGTTACAAGCAGGAAGCTCTGTGCATGGCACGGCAGCACAGATGGACGGACAAGACGGCGAAGAATTAATAGCCTTGATATATAGAGAGATAGCTCCAGGTGTGGATATGGATCACCCGCTAGGAAGACTGTCAATCGTAGCTTTAAATGGAAGTGCCTCCACAGACTCAGCAGATGCTTCTGGCGGTGGAGGTCACTCGTATGGCAACGCAGTGTTGCTACATGATGGCCCACTCCCTGGTGGAGTATTTAGTTGCGTGCAGGTCTACGCGACCAACAGGTTTGACGACGTTATGGGTAAACCCTTTGTCGCAGACCTTGACGAGGACCAAGTACAGCTAAACCAGCTAGAAACGCTGGTTAACGAGTTTGTCAGAAGGAGTGTAAGGGCTCCTTTGATTACGTCAGGTGTGATCGCAGATGACAGTGCCGCGTACCTGGACGACGGGGAGATCGAGATCGACCCAGGCTCGCAGTTTATACCCAGCTACCTAGAGCTTCCATATAGGCACATACCCCTACTAGAGAATAAGATACGAAGACTGGAAGAAGGGTTGTTTAGGAAGGGTGGCTGGCAGGCCGCCTCCAGGGGTGAGTCCAGGTCAGGAGATGCCGCCGCCAAGGTGGTGGCACTCGCTCGAGCAGACGACACGATTCACGGGCCGACCAACCAAGCGTTCAAGAGAGCAGCAGAGCAGTTCATGGGCGTCTGTTGGAGACTAATGAAAGAATACGGTGACGTGCCGTGGATGATCGACGTTGCTGGAGACGAGATATCACACCTGCTCAAGCCTTACATAGACAGGGGTCAACTGTCGGAGCAGCCACCGATGTACCGACTAACCTCGGGATTCGGTGCTACTCAAGAGACTAAAGCACAGCAGCTAATGCAGTTGTGGAATATGTATGACCCACTAACAGGCGAAAGAGCGATTTCAACGAAACAGTTTAAGAAGCAATTCCCTGACAGGAGCCTGTGGCCAGATGAATTAGATCCCGAAGAAATGCGGGAGCGTAGGGCTAAGGTGATCAACCAGGGGATCAGAGAAGCAACAGCAGAGCTAAGAAAGACGTATCAGCTTGACCCAGCACAGGTCAACAGCATGAGCGATCCAATGGTACTGCAAGCAGCCACAATGGTGTGGCAGTTTATAGACAAAGAATATCCGATGATGATGGACGACGACATAGAGGCGAACCTCGAGGCGTTGTCTACCATAACGCAAGACGAAAGTGAAGACTCAGTTGTGAGACGCGTAGCAATGTTGCGACAGGACCAATTCTTCCGATGGCTTAGTGGTAAGCAAGAGGCGACCGCTGAAGCAGAAGGAGAAGGAGGAGGTTCCACTGCGACCGAAGCAGAGGAGACTCAAGGGCAAGGTCCCTCTCCTGTCGGGGGCACTGTTACGTCTGAAGCAATGACAACCTCGCCTAAAGAGGTGCGAGGATTAACTACCGCAGCCCAGCAGGGTGCGGCATAAAGTGGAGATACGATTATGAGTGAGACAAGCGTCGCCGTAGAGGCCCCGCAGGTCCCTGTAGAATCGACGGAATCTGTTGATACAAGTCAGGCATCTGAGCAGGCTACACCAGAGACCAAGACTGTCAGCGACATCAAGATGGGTGCACGCCAGCGTCTAGCTGAAAAGTTTAACGAAGCAATGGCGGAGCAAGGTTCCGAGGAAACAGACACAACGACAGCTACTGACCGCATGAGGCAACCGAAAGGATCGCCCAAGGGCGGGCAGTTTATGAAGCAAGAAGAAACTGAAGAAGCGTCAGAAGAAACGCCGCCCGAAAGCTCGGCGTCAGATGCTTCAGAAGAAGTCCCCGAGACCGAAACCGCTAGTGCTTCTGAGGCGGTAGAGGAAGGGGCCGCAGAAACCGAACAGGCCATAACCACCCCTGAAGGTACTGTGACAGTCCCCGTTGCAGACGATCACCCTCTGCGACAAAGGGGCCGCGAGGCTTTTAAGGTGTCGCCTGAAGACGAAAGAGATATTCGGGCACTCCTAAATAGCCATACCCGTAGGTCAGAATTAGATGCGATGGAAAACCAGTTGCATGACACTAATGCCCAACTTTTAGAGTCCCGTGCTAGTGCAGAATACTGGAAAGAACGAGCAAGCTCAGGAGGACTGCTTACTAAAGAGCAGGAGCAAGCTTACCAAGACATCCTGGGTACCTACGGAGAAGCTGATGCTGAAAATTACCGCAATGGCATTATGGCAAATCTTCAGACCGAAGGATTGGACCAGAAGGTACAAGAGGCACGTCTCACACATAGCCAGCAGGTAGCCGCAGATAAAGCGGCCAAGTTTGCTAGAGACGCGATCAATGACGCGATGGTCGGAAATCCGACAAACAACGTCAAGGCTCAGTATCCATTATGGTCAGAGACTGAAGTCAGGCAAGCGTTATCAGGTTACGGTGCACTGTGCCAAGCACAGAACGCCATGCCTACCCCCAACGGCTGGTATAAGTATGCAGATGCAGTTTATAACAGCAACGAAAGGGTGCGTACAGAAACCGAGATGCGAAAAGCCACGGAGAACAGCCGCATAGCCAAAACGGCAAAGGCAAAGGCTACAGAGGAAGCGAGGGCTGCCGAGGAGCAACGTCTCCAAGAAGCAGCTAATCGTCATAGTACGAGGCCGAAAGGCGTAGCCAGCACTTTAACTGCGGGAGTGAGAGATAAAGGCACTTCCGACCAGAACGAGTCGCTGAGATTTATGTCTCCAGGCCAACAGAAACGAGCACGAAGGTCCCGCGTAAGGACGTGGGGTCAGAACGCTCAATAATTAAAAAGGTGTTTGACTTATGGCATTAGGCTCACAGGTCTCAAATCTTGAGGCCATCACCAATCTTACGGGATTGGTGCACGAGATTTATGCTGGCGAAGTCAAGCCAAACGTGTCCGCATGGTCACCTACCAGCCAGCTTTTCCAAGAGGCTGGAGCAGGTGATTATCGCATCGATGGCGAGAAGCTAGTCTTCTCAGCCGACCTGACTTATGCAGGCGGTGCACAGGGTACTGACGGTAACCTTCCTGATCATCAATACATCGATGCGGTGGAAGGACAAACAACGCCAGCAAGGCTCTACGTCCGTAGGGCTATAGACAACTTTATTGAAAAAAGAGCACAGAAGGGTCCAGGTGCTTTCGGGGATCTCCTCGGTCGGATGTTCGACCAGATGTGGGATGCTTTCGGAAGAGCCCAGATTCGTCATGCTGTAGGAACCTCGACAGGAACACTGTGCAAGGTTTCTTCACGCACAAGCTCGACGGTCTTTGTTGTCAAAGACGGTTACGGACACGCGTCCACACCTCCTCTGATGCACTTAGAGGTTGGTATGATTATTGGATGGGTAGACGTCAACGACAGTAACAACGTCGCAGGTGCAGGCACTATTACCGCCATCACCTATTCTACAAACACGGTAACCGTCACGACTGCGGGTACTTGGGAGCCTGGAAATAACCTGGCCGCCAATGACCTAATCGTTATGGCTACTACACCAAATATCGCAACTGACTACTTCACGTCAGAGTACACCAATGCACCTAACGGTCTAATGAACATCGTAGACCCAGATGCAGATGCGAGCACGGTGTTTAACATTGCCGAGGGTACTTACCCACGGTGGAAGCCCTTTAGAAAGGCTTCCTCGAGCTTCGATCACATCGAAGTCACGGAACACTTCCGTAAACTGAGAGCTAAGAGCACCTCGCCAGTAGGGCCAAGCACGCACGTTTGCGTGGCTCAGGGTGCAGTTGTTGCTGAGTTGGCCAGAACCTTGGTCGGATTCCAGCAGCAGACTCAGCTTGGACGCACATTTGAAGGCGGTTATCAGGCCGTCCGCATTGCCAATATGGACTTCATTGAAGACGACTGGCAGTTGCATGATGTGCTGTACACACTCTCCGTAGAAGACCTCTTTACTGTCGATCTCGACGGTGAGGCCGACTACTTCGCTGAAGATGGAAGCCAGTTCTCAAGACTGGCCGACTTCGACGGTAAGGAGTGGTACGTCAAGTCGTATATGCAGTCGTTCAGTGACAGGCGTAACAGGCACGCCGCACTGACAGGCATTAGTCTTGCTAACGTAACGGCGGCTGACTTCAGCCCGACGCCTGACTATTAATAGTTAGGGACTGATGTGGATTGTGGTGCGGGGGTCTAGCGACCTCCACCAGGGCCCCCGCACTTCAATCAACAAATTTGAGTGAAAAAAGATTGCACACCGTGTGCAAGACTTCTCACTGCTGTAGACTGCCCCTGAAGGCGGGGGTGAGAGGATAAAAAGATGGCAACAATTAAGATGCAAGGAGCACTGTATGAGACGGTGCGAAAGCTTGCAAATCAGGTTAACGACCTGAGCACCGCATTAAAGACACGGTGTGTTACGCCGCCTAATTTTGAGATTAGAAGCAACTTCGATATCCAAAACGGAGATGCGTTTGAAATTGAAGCAGGCGGTATACAGAAGACAGTAGCCACAGATCAAGCATTTGATACTGGTACGTCTACTGTGATAGCAACCAACGCTTACTGGGCGGCTGGACTCCTATCGATCAACATTGATGGGACAACTGCTTATGTGAACTGGGGTGCCGAGGCCTCTACCGAGGCTTTAGCTAAGGCTAATTTGGCTGACGTAACCGCTACTGGAACCGTTACCTGTGGCTATGTCACAGTGCAAGCGGCTTCAGGGCAAGACTGGGTTGCGGGTACAGATGCACTGCAAGGTGGGTCTGGTGGCCAGGTCTCACAGGACACCAACTACTACAACGATCAGTATGTTGGAGCGGCTGGTAAGGCTGTGTTGGCTGACAACCAGTTGTCGTTCAGCGGGGTAGGAACTCCGTAATGGCATTAATATCAACGATAGGTGGGGCACGGCGGGAACGCCGTGCTCCCCTAGAGTTTCAGGATGCAGTCGAACTGCATTTTAGGAAGAGCGGTAGACACGCGAAAATCGTGTGGATTCCAGAGCCTGTCTGTCAGTGGCAAGTACGAATCACACTCAGGCCTGATGATCCAGCGTTGCGGTCTTTCCAAGCGGGAGAAGCAGAGGAAGAGCCCATTGAGACGGTCGAGATCACTTACTTTGACGAGCAAACAGGCCTGTATGTGGGGCATGAACTCGACGAACTAGGTGTAAGCGGGTTAGTCGAAATGCTCGAGAAGGGAGATATGTGGAGCGGTCAGGGCAGGTTTAGCTCGATACAAGACGCCATGACCTGGCAGGTAGAGACACAGCGAAACATGAGAGAAAAGTTGAAAAACGCCATGCGAGACGAAGCGATGGCGGTAGCAAGGGACGTTCAGAAACGAGTTTTGGACGAACCCGTCTTACCAGTAGGAATCAGTTTTAACCAGTCCCCCCCAGATAAGGGGCCGACAAAGGAACCAGAGCTATGAGACAGAGATTAAACAGTATTCGTGGATTGCAGCCAAGGACCGTCCTTAGCGACAACGAGCAGATTATCGATACCCACACCGATGGGCGTCCTATTATCCAGCGGACGTTCACGAAGGAAGTGCGTGTGCCTGTGCTAGATAAAGACGGCGAGCAGGTGTGGAAAATGAACCAGTTAGGTATCAAGACAGTGCCTGTATTCCAACTGGTTCCCGAAGAGGTCACTGAGATATACGTCTACGACGAGCTTAAGACTGGGCACAACATGAGGAACTACCACTTCAGAGAAGATAAAGCTGAAGTCGAAGCAAGAGCGAAAAGAGCCCGTGTCAACAAGTTGCAGGACGAGTTTTTTGCGGTAGCAGAAGACAGGGGCTTGTCAGCCGCTGAGATCGCAGACTTTGTAGCCGAAGGGAAAGAAGAGAAGGTAAAACCAAAACCCAAAAGTAAGGCGAAGGCGTAATGGCGGTACTCACCAACCTAGCGAGTTTGCAGAGGGCTTTTTATAGACTAACAGATACATCGTCAGACGATGACAGTCTGATCGAGCATGATTCCTCTACACTAGAGGCTGTGAACCAGTTTCTGCAATACGGGCTGAATGATGCTCAGGACTATCTGATGGACTGCGGCTTGTCGGACAGGTGGGTAAAGCAAGCGACAGCAATAACTTCGTGGAGTGGGACAGAAGCAGCGGACGGCGGACGGTATAAGCCCCTCGAGAGCGACTTCTTCCGCCTAGCGGGAGACAATATGACTAGTGCTCTTCGTAAGGTGGACGGCACACGCTGGGGTCATTTGATAGACTTTAGGGATAGGTTCAGGGTCAGGGGAGACCGTTACTGGCTCCAAGGAACGAATCTATGGATAGCCAGGGGTGCAAACCCACCTACCAGCCTGATCTATGACTACCATTACAGGCTTCCCACGTTGTCGTCAGACACGGTGGACTTCCCAACGGAAGACAGGCCTTTGATTGTGGCATACGCCGCAGAGCGGGCGATGGAAGATAGTTGGCTACCTGGGGGACCAGAGATGGAAGCCAAGATCAGGAATAAAGTCCAAACTTGCGAAAGGAGAGCGTTTAGGCGGTCTCGACGCAGTAGGACGCAAAGGAAACTTAGACCGAAGCCAACTATTGGCACTCACTACTTCACATAGGAACAAATTATGCTGGGAATGAACGCAACTCAATACGTTAGGGTGGTCGCAACAGGAGAGAGGGCTGGAGCCACCTCTGCTACGCAGCTACCAGACATAACTGCTAAGTGTGTAAACATCAAAGCGGTGGCAAATAACTCTGGAAACGTCTATGTCGGCTTTGCAGGAGTCACTGTGGTAGATGGTACCACAGACACTACCTCGGGCTGGGAGTTGGACGCCAAAGAAGAGACGGGGTGGATACCAGTAGGAAACCTAAACGAGCTATACATCATCTGTGACAACGCAGGCGACGACATCGTTTACATGATCGGACGGTAAAAAATGGCAGCATTCGGAATTAAGGCTATACAGCCACAGGACAACGAACACATTTTTGGTTTTGCCACAGCCCGTGGTACGGCAGATGACTCGTTGTTGGAAGTGTGGAATGGTCCGACGCAATCGGATTTAAGGTTCACTATAGACAAAGAAGGTCAGTTGCAGGGGCGAGATGGCTCTGCGGCAAGGCCGACGTATAGCTTTGAGACCGACAAGGACACTGGTAGGTATCTATCAGGTGCTGCCTCAATGCTTGACGTGGTGTCAGGAACTGCTGTAGGAACATGGACGGCGGGTAAGCTGACCTTGGTTGAGCTACAGGTGGATAATATCAACATCAATGGCAACACCATTAGTAGTACCGCAGGCACAGACCTCCTGATCACGCCCCTAGCGGGTCAACAGATCGTCCTAGATGGCACAATCATCATAGATGCTGGAGTCGTAACAGGGGCCACATCAATCACTAGTAGCTCCTTCGTTGGGGCACTGACAGGCAACGCTGACTCGGCTACTACAGCCACTACGGCCACAAACGTCACAGCTAGTGCTAATAACTCAAGCGACGAGACCGTATATCCGACGTTTGTGGATGGAGCCACAGGTGCCCAAGGAATAGAGACCGATACTGGACTAACGTATAATCCGAGTACGGGGGTGCTTACGGCAACCACCTTTACTGGGGCTTTGACGGGTGCTGCTAGTACGATAGTGGTAGTGGATAGCAGTGATTCCACTGCATTCCCCGCTTTCTTTGACAGTGCCACAGGGTCATTGGCGATCAAAACGGACGCCTCAGGGCTGACGTATAATGCGTCAACAGGGATGCTGTCTTGCAACCTCACTGGAGATGTCACTGGTACAGCATCGGTAGCTACTACCGTGACAATCACGGATAACGAGAGCACTGACGAAGACAACGCACTGATATTCACGGCTGGGGGAGATGTTGATGGCGGGAACCTCGGCCTGGAATCAGATGGAACGCTGACTTACAACCCCAGCACTGGAAAGATTACGGCCACTGGCTTTATCGGAGCGTTAACTGGAAATGCAGATACCGCCACCGTGGGAACCAATGTTACAGCTAGTGCCAACAACTCAAGCGACGAGACCGTGTACCCCACTTTTGTAGACGGGGCCACTGGGACTCAGGGGATAGAGACTGATACAGGGTTAACGTACAACCCCAGTAGTGGGATACTTACCACAACCCAAGTGACTGGAAACCTAGTCGGCAACGTGACTGGGAATGTTACTGGTTCATCTGGTTCTTGCACTGGAAATGCTGCTACAGCTACAACATCCACTAACGTCACTGTCACCGACAACGAAAATGCAAGTGAAAACGACCTGATCCCATTTGTAGCGGGTGCGGCAACAGCTACGGGTAGTCATGGGTTGGAGATGGACGGAGACTTCCACTACAACCCCTCTACAGGTACAGTAACCGCAACTGCTTTTGCTGGGGTAGCCTCATCAGCCACAGTAGCGAGTACGGTTGTAGTGGTAGATAGTACCGATACCACATCCTTTATTGCCATGTTCGACGATGCCACGGGTTCACTGGCAGCCAAGACGGATGGGGCCTCAAGTACAACGCAGGCACGGGCAACCTAGAATCAACAATTATAACGGCAACCACGTCCATCGTACCCGACGAGTCAGATGGGGCCACACTAGGCACGGCCTCATTAGAGTGGGCGGACCTGTTTTTGGCAGACGGTGCCCAGATAGCGTTTGGTGACGACCAAGAGGTAACTCTTACCCATGTAGCAGATACTGGACTGTTGCTCAGTGATGATTCTGGCATAGGCACGACACAGCTACAGTTTGGTGACTCCGCTTCATACATAGCACAGTCGTCGGACGGCGTGTTGCGAATTGACGGCGAAGTAACGATTGACCTTAACGCTTCGACCGCCGTTACGGTGTCAAACGATTTAAAGTTGGATTCAGATGCGGCAGTGCTTGGGTTTGGTGTAGACAACGATGTAACGCTGACGCACGTTGCTGATACAGGACTACTGTTGAATGGTGCGATGGCCCTTCAGTTCAGCGATGCATCTCAATACATCAATGCCCCTTCGGCTACAGTACTAGACATCAACGCCACCGATGAGATAGAACTGAATGCCACGGCAGTAGACCTAAATGGTACACTGGATGTCAGTGGGACATCTACCTTAACAGGTAATGTGTCTGCTGGTGCTGACATTATCATCGGTGCTACCGACAAATTACGGCTAGATGGATCTGCGTCAGGAAACACATATTTCTCAGAATCTTCAGCGGATGTGGTAACCCTGACCACCGAAGGTGAGGATTCTTTCCATCTGGCTACAGGTGGGGGAAATCCATACATCAAGCTAAATGCGTTAAACACTGGAATCGGAAGCATCCAATACTGGGAAGAGAACGGAAGTGGAACTAGTGAATTTAAGTGGCAAGCATCGGTAAGGGGATCTGACAATAATTACTATATCAGTGACCAAACTAGTGGCATCGAAAGCAACTATGCTCTGATGTGCACTGGTAGCAGGGCTGTCGCCATCGGAGGAGATCTGACCGCTCCCAGTGCATCTTTTAGCGGACAGATCGATACAACAAATATGGTAGGAATTGGCACGACTAGCCCAGGTTCTTACTACACTACTGATCTAGTCATAGCAGACACGGCTTCTGGTCATACTGCGGGGCTAACTATAGCCAACGCCAACGATGGCCAGGGTCGGATTGACTTCGCGGATGGAACGTCTGGAGACGCACGGTATCGAGGAACGATCTCGTATAACCATGACTCCACTCCTGCGAATGGGTATATGAGGTTTGTGGCGGGAGGGGCTGAAGCGTTAAGGCTAGGAAGCAATTACATCTTAATGGCAAACCTTCCAACGTCTGATCCTGGTGTGGCTAACAGCCTGTACAACGATTCTGGAACTCTAAAAATAAGTGCAGGATAATATGACAATAACATGGCAAGTAGACACGATGAAGGTAACCTACACAGAGGGCACTTTGTCGGACGTAGTCACCTCGGTGGCCTGGAGGGCAACCGCTACTGATGGCACCTTCGTTGATCCAGACGGAGTGACGAGACCATTGTCTTCTACAACTGTCGGATCGATTCAGGTGACACCGCCTGATCCAGATAGCTTCACGCCCTATTCAGACGTTACTGAAGCACAAGCTCTTGGGTGGGCCAAGGATGCTCTAGGTGATGAACGGGTGTCAGAAATTGCAGGACAGGTGAGTGCTTCTGTTCAAGAGAAAAAGACACCAACGAGTGGCACTCCACCACTACCTTGGAGCGAAGATGATGGAGAGTAGGACAATTAACCACTTTGACCCGTGCGGAGACATCCGTCAAAGGAGTATGTAAATGCCGAGTAATGGAAGAATCGCGATAATGAACAAGGAGTTAGGTGCCTTACAGGCTGCACTAAGAGAGTGTGGTGGCACCAGGATTCCTATGCACGTTGCCCTGAACATCGTAGAGGTGCAAAGGCAGATACAAGCACGAATTGATGACGTAAACGATATCAATAAAGGCTTGGTGGAACAGCATGGGACCCCTGCCGAAGGCGAGGAAACGGCGACTCGAGTAAGCGATGACATGGAAGGCTGGACTGAGTATGTGATCGAGTTTAACGAGCTTATGGAAGCAGAAATGTACTTCGACAAGCCGTTAACCCTTTACGAAAGAGAGGACTCCTACGGGTGGACGCCAGACGGCAATACGTCCATAGAATTGACTGCAAACACCATATTTGATATGGGCGAAATGTTGGCGGTAAAAAAGAAAGAGGAACCTGAAGAGAACGAATAATGGCTGTAATCGCACAAGAAACCCAAGTTACATTCGCACGCGGAATGAACGATACTGCTGCACCGTCAGAGTATCTTCCTGACGAGTGCGAGCTATTGCTTAATGGCAGGGTTTCTTTCGACGGCCAAACCGTAGAACGCAGGGGCGGCTCGGAGAAACTGCACGCCAGTGCATTGGATAGCGGCTCTGACATCTACGGTGCGATAGAATACCACAAGGCCAATGGGACACAGCAGCTTGTGGTATTCGCTGGGGACAAGATGCTCACCTCAGAGAACGGTGGAGCAACCTGGACCCAACGTGCTTCTGGCTTGACAGAAGCGTACTGGTCATTAGTGATCATGCGAGAGGGTGCTAATAATGTGCTGTGCTGTGCCAATGGGGGCACAAGCTCCTACCAGTGGGATGGCACTACATGGGCCGTAATCTCCAATATACCGAATAACGTCAAATACTTAGCTGTGTTCGGTAATAGGCTGTATGCCACAGGACATAGTGGAATAGATGTCGTGGCATCAAAGGTGGGAGATATCGACACATGGGCCACGCCAGATGGGTTGCTCGTAAAAGCTCAGACGCACGATGGCGATCCAGAGATTACGGGCCTGTTTCAATTAGGGTCCGTGTTGCTTGTGTTCAAAAGAGAAAGCACGGGCTACATCGAAGGTTATGGGTTTAATACTCTAGAGGTTGAGGCGGGAGCGAGAGGTATTTCCCGCTCAGTGGGATGTGTGGCTCACCGCACAATCAAGGCGGTCGGTGACCAGGGTGTATGCTGGTTGAGCAAGAGGGGCATCGAGCACTATCAGATAGGCGGGCAGATCACGCTCGTGACACGGCCTATACAGAATTTTATGGACGGGATTAATTGGTCAGCCTTGAATGGCTCTCCTGGCCTGCCAACGGCTTTGTACTGGCCCCAGAAGCATGAGTACATCTGTGCTGTACCAGTAGCGACTAACATAAACGACTACATGATAGGCTATCGTCCGCCGTCTGCGGAAAGGCCACCAGCACTGATGTTGCATCAGTACATAGCCTCGGACGATGACACCCTATTTATAGACAGCAGTAATGGCTATCTAGACCATAGTGCTACAGGCGACAAGGATCAGGGCGACACGTTGTTTGGCTATTTAAGCACGTCGCCGACTGGTGGTCAGTATATGCAGATCGACAGTTCAGGGCATTTAGATTTTGCAACTGCACAAGAAGGGAATGCTGCGACGTTGTTTGTCGCTGACCTGAGCGGGGCGTCGTTAGTGGCTACCCCCATCAGTTGCGGTTACGACGGATTTGTCCGTCAACTAGAGACGGGAGACAAAGATAACGCGGCGGCAGGTGGATCGGGCGGCTCCGTAATCAGCTTCAAGCTAGTAACCAGGCCTTTCTTGTTCCAGCAACCGCTAAGAGATAAAAAAGCACGGGTTATACGCGTATCGTCCCAGCAAAGAAGCAGTAGCACTGTGTCGGTAAGAGTGAGTGCGGATGGTGCGGACCAGACAGTGCACACTTTGACGTATCCCATTGCCGCCAAGCCCACAGTGAAGAAGGCTCGTGTTGGTGGCAAAGGAATATCTCTGCCCGTAGAGATTACCTCAAACGACAATATTAAAGTAGGGTCAGTTGAGTTAGCAGCAGCGATGCAAAGAGAGGCTTGGTAATGTCTGGGCCTTATGGAATACCCCTTGGATTGCCGCCAGAACTAGATGGCTTATTGCGGGGTCTTTTGTCGATTGAAGACAACCAGCAGAGAGTCCAGCTAACTGGCCATTTGGATACTGGGGCTGGAACGGATGCCAAGATCAGATTTAAGGCGTCTAGGGCTACCTTGTTTGTACAGGCACACGTCCAGAGCACCGCTACGAGTAAGGGCGGAGCAACGTATAGCACTAGCAATTACGTCAGCACCACTAGGGTGGACTGTCGGTCGAATAGACAGCAGGACGTAACGATAGCTAGGAATGGAACGAACCAATATTTCTTATGGCTGATACCCGTATTCCTAGAGGGGGACGGGTCAACCTACACAAAATTTGATGGAGTCACAGGGGCTGATCACATGGTATTTGCAAATCTGGGTACATAATTATGGCTATTGATACTTCTACACCGACTATTCGTCCCCCTAAAGCTAGGGATATGCTGGATGACGACTTTGCTGCTGGTACGGCACCTCGTCCAAAATACGAAACACCTGATGAGGTGTTCAGGGCGGAAGCTGTGGCACAGCCGATTCAGGATTTTGCTATGGAAGGTCTTGAGACCCCTGGTAGGTTCGATTCCCAGTTAGTACAGGACATTACCAGCCAAATAGACGCAGAGCTAGCGAACAAAAGGGTTCAAGCTGGCTCAGAGTTGGACGAATTTATGTCTCAGCGGGGGTTGGTAGGGAGTAGTGTAGAAGGAGAGCTTCGCAGAGGGCTATATGGCGACCTGGAAAGACAGCGTGCGGAGAGGCTCAACGAGCTAAACCTACAAGCAGCGAACACTTTCGCGGGAGATAGGGCAGCAGCGGCAGATACAGCATTCCGCTCTGGTGAGCTTGAACGCTCTTTGGGTGGAGACCGTGAAAACGTAGAGCGGTTCCGCTCAGAGTTTGAGCAAGGTCAATACGAGTCGGACAGAGAATATCAGACAAACACCCTCATCCAAGAAAGAGCCTTAGACTTGCAAGAGAAGGGCATGGACCTCGAGAACGCGAGAGAACAGGCAAGGTTGGAAATACAGCAAGAACAATTCAAGTCCGAGCAGGAGCAGCAGAAAGAAATGTTTGACGTGACGATGACAGAAACACGTCAACAGAGGCTGCAAGACCTTGGGGTCACACAGCAAGACTTTGATTTGAGGGTCCAACAGCTACAGCAAGAGGCCATAGAGTCTGGTCGCACACTAGACCTGGCCGAGGCACAGTTTGAAGCGGACCGCGACCTGAGAGTAGAACAACTGGAGCAAGAGGCCCGTAACGCAGACAGGGCGTTCAATATGGACGACGCCAGGTTGCGAGCCGAACAAGAGCAGTACCAGCAGGACCACAGGTTAAGGCAAGAGGAGTTGGCACAACGGGCAGACTTGGATCAGAAGCTATACCGCGAACAGGTAGAGACGAGACAGGCTGAATACCGTGATCGCCAAGAGGCCAGAGTAGCTGAAATGGCACTACAGAACGACGCACAAGGCTATGACCGTGAAATGCAGGCAATGAACAGGGTTCTCGAGGAAAGAGCCTTGCAAATGCAAGAAGACGGCATGGATAACGAGGCCGCTTGGCGTGAGGCTGACAGGGCGTTGACGGAAGAGCTAGAGACGAAGGCACTTGAGTTGCAAGAAAGGTCTCTGTCCGCTGATGAGGCATTGCGTTACGCCGAGATAGAAGCCAGCAGAGAGTTGGCAGCGGCAGAACGTCAACTAGAAAAAGACCTGCAACAACTCCAACTAGAATTTGCTGGCGAAGAGCTTTCGGAAAGGACGGCTGAAAGAGAAGCACGATTTGAGGAGTTGAAGCTACAGCGGTTAAGCACAGAAACAATCCAAACAGAAGCGAACAGAATAGCTCAAGATGGAATCACCAAAGAAGCCGCCTGGAGGGAAGCAGCGAACACGCTAGAAAGGGATATGCAGTCAGAAAACCGCAAGCTCGCCAGAGAGGAAATGGCTATGAAGAAGTGGGCGACGGAAGAAGACCTGCAAATGCGTGAGCGAGAGTTTAAGGTAGCCACAGACTCCGACAGACTCAGGATGATCTTGCAAGCATTGTCCACAGAGAATGTTGATGAGGACGTTTTAGAAGAATGGATAACAAAATACAGCGAGACGCGACCCGACGGGACGTATGACCCTGGCCCCAGCAGTGGTGGTGGGGACGGGACAAACGGCGACGGGACAAACGGCGAGGGCGAAGACGACCAAGCTTGACGGCAATAGGACATAAAGAAAAAGAGAGGCAATGATATGGGTTTCTGGTCAAGAGCAGCAGACGTAGCGGAGTTCCTAATAGACCCTAAAAACATAGGCACAGCGGCAGGGTTCGCTATCGGCGGGCCCATGGGTGCTGCCGCTGGTAGGGGGATAGGCGGAATGTTTCCTGGTATAGACATAGATTCGGATGACGATATCTATGGCCAGGAGAAGCGAGATTCCGTCTTGGCCGATGGTATAACAAAAGAAGATTTCGCTAGGCTCGGAAAAGACGCTATCACGGGCTACACCGTGGGCAAAATCGGCCAACAAGTACCAGGAATCCGAAACCTGGAAGGGGCGTTTGCTGGCGGCGGAGCAGCCGCTACGGAAACTGCTACAACAGCAGCGGTGAATATGCCCGAAGTGGGGTCAGAGGCAGTACAACAGGTTCTCCCCGAAGTAGGGTCAGAAGCAGTACAACAGGTTCTCCCTGAGGTAGGCGGGGGTGCGACAAACCTAAACCTTACAAACTTTTCAGACGGTGGCCCAGGCATAGGGCTTGGAACGGCAGACCAGACCGCTGGCCTACCGAATGTATTCCAACAGGGAATGGAAGACCGAATGCAAATCCCTGACCTGACAGCAAAATACGCTACACCTGGCGTTCCCCCAGTCTCAGCAGCCTCAGCGGGCGACTCTGCTAATGAGGCCCTACTAGAATTTATAAAATCACAACAAAACCAGGGTGACAGTCTTACGGATGCATACATGAAAGTCCAACTAGCATCGAGTGGGGCCCAGGCTTTAGGTAGTCTTTTTGATGACCGTCCCCATGGAAGCAAAGCAGCCGCCAGAATCTTTGGTGGCGAGCTAGGTAGGGCTGACGCAAGGAGACGTAGGCTTCCTAGCACATTTACTCCGTTCAATCAGTCACGTTACGCAACAACGAGGACAGGCTGATGGCTAGAACCAGGGACGTACTGTCAAATATAGGTCAGGCTGGGGCTCAGGTAGGGGAGGCACTCCTCAAGATTGCTACCATAAAAGACCAGCGAGAAAGGGCAGCGGTAAGCAATGCCATAAATATGGCACAACTAGATCAAGCAAATCGCCGTATAGAGCTAGACCATGAGCGACTAAACACCAGCATAGCCCAACACGCTGATAACAAAGCAGCGAATCAGGGAACAGCTATGCGTTCAGAAGCGGGGATTTTACGACAGGACCTAGATAATGGTCTAGACCTGGGCGAGATGTCTTTTAATGAGGCACTCAATAAAAGAGTGCGGGGAGAGGCGGTAGGTTCGTGGGGTGACTTCAACGACAGCCGAGCGGCTCTCAAGGAGAGACAGATTGCTGCAATCAATGTAGAGGCAAACATAAATCAAGCACAACAGCTTAGCGACCTGGGCTTCACTTCAAGTGGTCAACCGCACAGCACTCCAGGCTTAACTCCAGAGCAACAGGCTCAACACGATATGCGTTGGATCGATGCAGGCGGAACTACGTTTATGAGTTCGGTGCATCCAGACTGGACGCCCGCAGAAGGTGAAAGATTGCTCAACCATGTTCAAGATATGGACCTAGCGACACTCAACGACGCCGAAAGAATGAAAATAGCTTTCACTGAAAATGCCTTGGCGAATATAAACTTTGGTACGCGTGGTGCGGGTGGAAGACAGCCATTTAACCCTGTTGCTGCTGCTCCTGCGGACACAGTCAACCTCACACCTGGTAGCGACGGCATGGGCGGTGCGAGAGAAGGCCAGGAAGATTCCTTATTATTGGCACAGCCTTCTTCTACGGCAGTGGGAGGATCGGACACTCTTCTTACAGGAGCATTCCAGGGAGCCCAGGGAGCAGAAAGCTCCGAGGATGCTGAGTTGAGGCAACAAGCACAACAAATTATGTCCATAAGGGGCGAAGACGGTCTCCCACCAATAGAAATTCGGGATATGACTGAAGACGAGGTAATGGAGTGGATTAGAAGGAACTCGTCATAATGGACCCAAGGACCCCAGCAGAGCTATTAAGGATAGCACGATCTAGAAGGCGGCCAGAGCAATCATTTATAGGTCCGCCAGCGATTGATAGTCCTTCCGTAGTGCCGCCACCACCAGAAAGGTCTCCAGACGAGCTATTACAGCTTGCTAGGGCTGAGGCGGTAAGGCAAGCAGACGAGCACAGAGCTAGGGTAAGAGAGGGTGCGGGGATATCTACGTCGGTGGGAAAAGGTGACTTCGGGCTACCCGAGCTTCAGTTTCGGAGCACAGGCGAAACCTTGCCAGAATGGATGTTCAGCGGCATGGAAGCGGATGAGCCAATAAGAAATTTTGTTCGCGGTGCGACAAGAACAACAGCAGAAACAGCACTGGGTTTCGTAGGTGGGTTCGGAGAGGCTCTAGGAAAAGCGGTTCGATGGGGTGCGGATGAGGGTAGCCTTCGGGACAGAATCGGAGACGAGCTTTTTGAAGCAGGCGGGACATACTACTCCATGCGAGATGCTATTCGACAGTCAACACAGGCAGAAATGTATGACGATGAAGGCACTCGGTATACCGCACCTGGGTTCACGGCGGGATCTGTTGTTGGAGGGTTCGGCTCAGAGGCTGCAAAATATGTAGGAGGCGGCAGCGTCGTCAGGAGTGCTGTTGGTGGGGCACTGAAGGCGGCACCAGCCGTTACGAGGGTAGGCTCAAACGTAGCCAGTAGACTTCCTGGTACAGTCAGAACATTACTCGGCTCGGCACCAGTAAAAGACGTATTAGCATTCCTTCCTGTGGACTATATCACAACTCAACGTGACGAAGACTCTGTGGCTTACATGGCAGAGATGTTTAGCAACGAAGAGTTTAGACAATCACTTAAAGACGACCCAGATCAGGCGTTTGGGTTGTTCGCTGGAGATAGGGGACAAAGGGCCTTAGAACTGATAAACGTCGCCGCTTCCAAGGCGATGCAAACCGAAGCAGGAAAGCTAGCCTTTGAGGGGACCTTTGGCTTCGCGGCAGACTTGGGACTCAGGACCCTTGGAAAAGGTTTTGCGGCTACGAAGAGAGGGGCAGGAATGGTCGCGGATGCGGCACGAGACCCTGCTGGTGTTAGTGGACTCGATCCTGAATCCTTAATTAGGTCAACAGAGGAGAAGGCCGATGTTAACATCACAGAATCAGCAGACGAGGCGGTAGAGGAGAACACCGCGGCAAGCCACCGCATGGAGGATCTTGAGCAAACATTTATTCGGTTCGGTTCGGGAGAAGAGTTAGATGAGTTTTACCGAATTGATGTTGAAGATTTCGGGGATTACCAGGAGTCCAAGTTCCGACGCAATGATTACTCGGGTACACAATGTACTGGGTACGCTTGTGAGATCCAGGAACAACTTGGCGAAGACCGCGTGAAAGTTGTCGGGTTCTCAGATTCCGACAATCCTGGCACAATCTTTGACGGTAGCGATGCCACGTTAAGACCAGCGGCAGACGGGCATGACTTTGCCGTCGTGGACGACCGCTACATCGTTGATCCGTGGCTAACTGAGTTCACAGAGTCACCTCGAGGCGTCTTTGACCTCCAGGACCCTGCTGACGCAGAAATGATCGCTCGTGTGTACGGCGATCCTGAGGTTTGGACCCCTTCTGGTGGAGATACTCGCGCCGTAAATCTTGAGGCACCGAGCCCGACCCTCGAGGCACCGAACATCAATGTCGCGACAGGGGCTAGAACAGTGGACCCGAGCACCCTGAATATGGGTGTTCCGCCGACAAAGGAAACGCCACTGCCGTCGGCTAAAGATAGACCAGCAAAAACTCCCAAGGACACAACGATTCATAGTCTGATAGACGATAGCGAGTCACTGATAGATGCGGAGGGCGAGCAGATAAGACAGGGATCAAATCATTTAATATCAGCCGTTGGCCACGCGTTAAAGGAGAGAGCGGAGAAGCTGTTTGGGGGAAGGACACTAGATATCTCCCACGATGGTAAGACTAGAAAGTTTACAAACGAAGATGACGTAGACTTGGTTGTGGAGATGGGGATAAAGGAGATTGTGCGTGCGTTAAGCAAGGAAGGTAACGCAGCAGAGTGGTATCAAGCCGACCTGGACGAAGCCTACGAGATAACAATGAGGGGCTTGCACGAAAAGCACGGCGACGCAGTACTCAGAAATGGAGAAGCTGACCCCGAAATCGCAGAAAGCTTGCGAGTTGCTTTAGCTATCATGTCAGACGGGCAGGGTCCGAGAGAAAATCTTGATCACGCCGTCAAGCAGATGGACCACTATATAGAAAACGGCGTGTTTTCAGTAGAGCTAGGTGCTGGAAACAATGCCTCAAAAATGAACGACAATTTCGCCGTAGTTAACCAAATGGTGGAGCGTTTTGGCACGGACAACGCCTACAGGTTCCTGAACAGCGAAGTCACCATCAAGCAATTAAAAGATGCTGGCTATGATGCGGGAGGCGAGCTAATGACTCAAGCGGTGAAAGCCAGTGCCATATTCGGACCCAAGGTCGGTGGCGGCTTTTTCCCCAATGTAGGTGGAGACCTCGATCCGCTCACAATGGACAGGTGGTTTATGAGGTGGCTAGGCCGACTGACTGGGGACATTATGGTGGACCCGACTGATGCGACACAAAAGAGCGGTCGAGAAGCGTTACTCAAGGCTTTGCGTGACGAAGGAATTGATTTTAATCCAAAGGTGGATGCAGACGGAAAGAAATTGGGCGAAGCCGAGCAAATAGAAAGGATTACGGCAAAAGCTCGCGAAATCCGCAAAGAGTGGGAAGCAAAGTGGCGTGAGTCAGAGAAAGACAATAGACCTACGAAGCCCGAGTCCGCCAAAAAAGCCGAGACCCATATCGGCCATGTAGACGGGATGTTAAGGGATTCTCCTAAGAATGCAGGGGATAGGGCGGGCCATAGAAAGATTATGAGGAGAATCCAAGAGGGTTTAGAGGTTGGTGGACATGGACGACACGAAATTTCGACGCTACAAGCACTTGTGTGGTTCCCAGAGAAGGAATTATATGGTAAATTAGGAGTGCCAGGGAAAAAAGATTGGACATTTTCCAGTGCCGCCAAGGAAATCTTTGGCGAATTAGAAGGCATCCCTATAAAACAGGAGACGTTAGATGGCACAGCCAGAGAAGTTGACGGTACTAGAAGTGTTGATGAGGCTACCCAAATCCGAGAAGAGTCGTTTCGTGGACTCGCTGGAAAAAGGGGAACTCCGTTTAGAGAAGGGCTCGAGGAACAACAACTCAGGGGCATCCTCACTGAGTCCGCAATCGCACACAGACGCGAAGCCTCTATACGATTCAGAGAGTCGCAAGGGCTGGAAGGAAATTTCGATGGAAAGGTGGGAAGCACTCCTAAGAGATTACTAGGAGCAGGGGAAAAAGGGGGAGAGGCCCAGATATGGAAGGCGAGCAAGGCGGTTGAAAAGGTCTTCGGGCGGCTTGTTGATAGGCCAGCACTATACGAAATAACGGACGGTCAAGTATTCCACGACATGATAAAGGGTGCTATGAAAGAGCATCCCACAGGAGTGTCCGTGGAGGTGTACAAGCCCGAGGAATACAACGGTATGCGGCTCTTCCTCACGCAAGACGGCAAGGCTGGCTACGCCTTAAAAGACGACGAGATCGTGTCCGTGTTCAAGGCAACAGGGGCAAAAGGGAAACGAGGTTGGTCCGCTTACGCGTTGACACACGCTGTGGAGATGGGCGGCAGAAGGCTTGACGCGTTTGACACAGACCTTCCTGAGCTATACGCGATGGCTGGCTTTGAGACGACTGGACGCGTAGCCTTTAATGATGCAGTCGATGAGAAAACGGGTGAGTATTTATATGCCCCAACAGACTGGGACCCCAAGCAATATTCTCAATTTAGAGGCTTGCACGGAGAAGCTGGTAAGCCCGACATCGTCGCAATGGTGTACAACCCAAAGTCACTGGGTAAATACAAACGTAGTGACGGCCAGGTATTTGACGACTACGGTGATATGATCGCGGATGCCGCTGAGAAAGCAGGGGGCGGACAAGCAGAGATAAAACTAGACGACGCCAGGGTGAATGTGGGGGCAAGGGAAGACTGGATGTTGCACTCTGCTAGACCGATTGGTGGGGCACTGGGGGGTGCTGCGTTAGGTGCCACGAGTACCGACGACCCCGAAGAGAGGGGCCGTAGAATGTTAACGTGGGGTGCCGCTGGGGCTGGGGTAGTGTATGGATTTGGCAGGCTTAAGGGGTATCAGGAGAAGCATGGGAAAGGAGCTAAATTCGACCTAGAGGCCGAACAAGAAGCCAAGACGACGGCGTCCGATGAGTTTATCGCGGCAATTAAAAGAGAGATGGACGCGGAAAACGTAACAATAGAAACAGGCAGGAAAACAGAGACACCGACCAAGGACACAACACCCGTCCTGCCGTCAACATTGAACAAGGCTGCACCAAGGTATCGGTCTGCCTCTCTGAAGTTTGAGAGCGACATAGACAGGGCTGCTTATATCGTTAGAAACAGAGACAAGCGGTCTCAGGGCGACCAGAAGTATGTAGAGTGGCTGGAAGCGAATGGGGTCAGTGAGGCTGAGGCGGTACAGCTTGGCAACAAGATCGCTAATAACCTGAAAGGCCTATACGAAGACGGTGCAGAAGAGATCGTGGTTGCTGCTGACGCCGACATGAACGCTCGCTTCCGACCACCCCCTAGCTCAACCAAGCCTGTTGACGCAAGAGACGCAGAGGATATAGACCCGAATGAGTTTGTTAACATCTCAAAGATCGTAGGAGATGGGTCTGAACGCCTTCAAGCACGCCT